TTCTTATAAAAAATACTTTATAATGAGGTATAACCAGGATGTGATCTATCCTTTAAAAGAAGTCACAAAATGACCTTGTTATATACATTATAACTTGCGATTTTTGCGATTTTTAATGATCTGTATTAAGATGGGTATAATCTAAATCGATATCTTTAATTAATGGTTTATAATCAGAATTATAAAAAGTAATTAATTTATCTTTTAGTTCTTTAATTTCTTTTTTTGGTGGTCTTCCTGATGCATTTTCATTACATAAAATTTTCATACAAGAATTAACAAATACTTTATTTATTTCGGGAAGTTTATTATTTTTTTCAAAATAATCCAATAAATAAAGTTTCATAAACATTAATGTATTAATTACGATCTTATTACATTTAATAACTGCATCTGTAATTTTTGGTAAATTAATATCTGGATTTTTCAATACATGTTTAAGAGGTATCTTTACACATTTGAAATAATCAGTAGGTTTGTCTGGTGGTTTAGTCTTTTTTTCTTCTATATCATTCATTATATAATATAATATCTATATATCTTTATATAGATTTTATTTTTAAAATTTCGCGTTTAAATTTTAAAAATAAAAAATATTTTTTTATATTTATTTTTTTGTAAAAATATATTTTTTAGTTCTAATTTCACTATTATTATCTTTCTTAATTCTATAATCACAACTTAACATATTATACTTGCTTTTTGTAAATTGTCTAACAATAGATAGATATGGTCTTTTTGCTTTATGTGGTTCTGATGCTCCAATGGAAGAAGTAAAACTAAAATATTTTCTAATTTCTGATATTAATTCTAAAATTTTATTTTGTTTATCAGTATCATTATCAAACTCATGTAATATAATACCATTATCTTTATCTAAGTTAAGAATATTAATAATTTTATTAATAATTTCATTTTGTTCGTCTTTATATAATTGACTTTTTAGTTTCATATTTAATATATTATATTGTAAATTTTTTAAATAAATTAATCTTTATAATTTTTAAGTTTTCTTTTTAATGTTGAATTTTTTTTAATATAATCTTTATATATATCTTTATTATAAGCATTTTCAAAATAATTCCGATAATTTTGTTTTTTAACTTGTTTTATTGCATTTTTTATTTCAATAACTAATTCATCATATTTCAATACTTTTTTATTTAACTTCAAATAATGTTTTATTTGGTTAAAATATTGTTCTATTGGATTGGTTTTTGGTGTATACGGAACCGTAAATAAATATTTATTACCACTATTTATAATCGCTTGTTTAACATATTCATTATTATGACTTCCAGCATTATCTAAAATTATAAGATGATTTTTATATTTATTAAATATATTTGCTTCTAAAAAATCAACGAATCTTTCTTTATTCATACCACCTTCTTTATATAAAGTTGCATCAACACATTTAGAATTTGATATAGCACACAATAAAGTAAATTTTCTAAAAATATAATTATCATTAGTTTTAACAACACATCTTTTACCTAATTCGCATTTTGAAAATTCCATAATCATTGATGGTTGAATTGATGTTTCATCAAGTGAAATAATTTTATTTAATGAATATTTACTAACTTCATTATAAAATGTTTTTAATTCTTTTTTAATATCCGTAAGTTTTCCATATCTTTCTTTCGGATAATGTTCATGTCTTGTTCTTTTTCTTGTTATATTATTATCTCTAATTACTTGTCCTAAGTGTTGAAGTGTAATATCAAAATCTTTATATTTATTTTTAACTATTTTATGTAATTCTTCCATAGTAATCTGTTCATTTTCTTTTAGTTTTTGTATAGCATATTTAACATGTTCCTTTGTTATTTTATAAGATATTGGTTTTCTACTAAGTCTTTTAATTTCTTCTAACTCTTTGTATCTTTCAATCCATCTTTTCAAACTTCTTTCAGAACACTTAAATATATCACAAATTTTTGTATAATTAGTATTATTTTCCAGATAATATTTAACCGCAGTAATTTTATAATCTTCACTTTTATGTTTTAACATTTAATATATATTTATTTATATATTAAAAAATCGGCATTTTAAATCTTCAAGGGTGTAAATCTTTAAAATTTTCTAAATTGCCTATAAGTGTATCAATTTGACTATTAATACTATTTTTATCATTTATAGGAAGTAATTGTTGAAGTTGTCTTAGGCTTTCAATATTTTTTTGAATATCATTTTTATTTGTTTTTTTATTTCTTAACATTCCTCCTAATTTAGTTAATTTTTCATTTAATTCTCTTATAAGACCTCCAGTAAATTTTTGTTGGTCATCTTGTAAACCATTACTAAATAACAAAGGTGTATGTATATTACCTGATTCAATAGATGGTTTATCTAATTCATTAGATGTAATACCTGATTCAGTAGATGTATTACCTGATTCCAAATGTAATGTCATAGGTATGTTATCACTACTTGAACCCATATTTTTATAATAATTATAAGAAGTATAACCAAAATAAACAATTATAAATGGAATTAATACAGAATTAATGATATTATTTATTGATGTATTATCATTGGCTAGTAATAAAATATAAATAACTATTAGAATGATTGAACAACAAAAAATACTATTTACAATAGGTTCAAGATTCATAGATTTATAAGAATTATATATTTTAAGACACATTAATACAATTAAAAATGTTAATAAAAAACCAAATATTACCCATTTATTATACTTTTTTACAGAATATAAAAATATAAATATAAGTCCTATAAATATAACCAATAATATTTTATTAAATGTTATAAGATGCTTAAATGTATCAGTTGAATAATCAAAATCTAAACAACCAATTGGTACTTTTTTAATTAGAAATGAAAACCAATACCCTAAATAAAATAACACTGATGTTCTTATAAACAATAAAACAAATAGACTTCCATTTATATTTAATAAATTATATGAAGATAAATTAAACCAGTCTTTCTCTTTATGCATATCATAAAGCATGTAAATATCAGATAATTTATAGATAATCATTAATATCAAAACAACAAATAATGTAAATAATATAGAATTTTTAAATTCAAGTGTTTGATTCCAAAAATTATGCCACCAATCACTTTTATCATAACTTTCTTTATTATTTTTTTGGTTTACTTCTAAATCCGGAAAAAGAGGTTTACCATTTATAATTGAATTTGATTCATAATCATCGTCATTACTATTAAATTCATTTTTTAATATTGTAGGGGTTCCATATATATTTTCATTCGTTATTTCTCTTGTGTTACCAAAAATAAAAGGCATTTTAGGATTTTCATTTATTTCTCTTGTGTTACCAAAAGTAAGAGGAATTTCAGGATTTCCACCAGTTAATCCTAATTTATCTGTCATTTCAAAGAATTGTTTTTTTCTTGAATCCAGATAAGTTAATTTCATATTTTTTAAATTTTGTTTAATTTCTTCAAGAGGATCACCTTCTTTTTTATTTTGTGGAAGTTCTTTTAGAATTGTTTGAATTAACTCTCGTGCCTTATTTTTAAAATCTTCATCATCTTGTGAATAATCAATAAATTTTTTGAGTATATTAATTTGTTCAATTAATTCTATTTTCCTATTTTCATCTTCAAGATTATCAATCTTTGTATATAAATCAATAAATAAATCTTGTATTTTATTTTGGTCTTGATTAGGCAATGATATAGAAAATGAAATAAGTAAATCCATCATATTTTTAAAAAATATAGATATTGTATTTTCTTGCTTACCTAAATTCACGTTTTCTAAATTATTTTCTGCTCCTCCATTTTGAATATTTTGTTTTATATTATTTACATTATCTTTAGATACCATATTTTGACTATTATGTTCATCCATTCCTCTTTCTAAAAATACTTTAAGTGAATGATTTTCAATATAAGAAACTTGTTCACTGGTAAATTGAAAACGTTTACATACATATATAGAGATTAAAGACATTATGATACCAATTAAAATAAAAATAAATATAGAGAATCCCGTATCATTTGATACAATACCACTAATACTCAATAATGAATATATAATAGTACAAGCTATTTGAATGATAAACAATACATTAATCCACAGTCGATTAGATGCTAAATTTTTCATTTCATCATTTACTAAAATATCATTGTTTGTTACTGTTTTATTAGTATAATTCGTGTTACCAATTGTAAAAACAAGTCGATAAAATAAATAATTAATTAGTAATAATGCCCAAAATATAACTACCCCAATAATAACCCTAAATTTTGATTTTGAATCACTTGAAGTATAAAAATAAGAAATATAATAATTTTTAACTTCATAATTCGGAAAATTTTTCATTGCATAAAATACTTCTTTCACATCTTTAATATCTGTTTTATTAAGACCAATTTTTTTGGTTGCATTTTTTATTATTTGTTCATCTTCTGTTTCAATTTTTAATTCTACATTTTCTATGGTGTAATTATCAACATCAAGTTTTTTTTTTACTTCATATAAAACAATTGTATAATCATAACGCCAACAACTGTTTTGATATACATAATTTGGAAATTGTTCAATCGATTTTTTTACTTCATCAATATCATATTTAGGGTTTTTTGCCATAACATCATGTAAATTATCATAGATAATTAATGGATCATTTGTACTCCTATCATTATCATTTAAAGTTCTTATTAACCCTGTTGTAGGATCTATTTCATATATTTTTTCATTAGAACTACTAGATTCATCAAAATTAACATATTTTTCTTTTTTTTCGAAATGTGTTTGTTTCAATTTTTGAATTAAAACAACTTGTTCTTCTTCTGTACTCATTTCATTATCTTCTTCAATACTTTCTACTAAATTATCATAGTCAATCATTTTTTCTTTTGATTTATTTGAACTTACATAATTTTTATAATTATTTGTTAAATCTTGACTATAGAAAAAAAATAAACCTTTTTCAGGATTTAATTGTTGACCAATGTTTTGTTTAAAATTAGAATATTCAACACCTGGTGTTAATTTTGCTTTTAATACTTCAATGCATGAATTACTAATACTCATTTTATTTTGAAAAATACGAATATTTACATTTGGATTTTTCGGATTTACATATTCATAAAAACTTTGATTTCCTTTTTCTGGTATTAATTCTGTTAGATCAATATTATCTGGTGTTTTTATTGCTTTTGTTCCAAATTTTTCTGGTATAACATTATTATTTATAAACAATTCATCAAAAAATTTATAAGTAAGTAATTCATGTTCATTTGTTGGCAATTGTGTACTTCCATTGTATAATGTACAAATTACAGAATATAAAGTATTACCATTTTTTTGAGTAGATGCATAAACAATATAAGATTCAAAGTCAGCTATTATACCATTTACACGATGAAATGAAGGAACTGTAAAAAATATTTTTTTTAAAGTATAAGAAGAATTACCATTTTCGTCAGTATCGTCATTTGAACTATCAAAAGCAAGTTTTATATTTGCTTGTATTTTTTCTTTATTGTTTGGATTTAATACCAATACTTTGCCAAAATTAGTCATAGATGAAAGCTTGACATTATTATTTTCAAATGTTTGACCACACATTATTTGACATATATTTATAGAACCTTTAACATCAATATAAAATGGATTTTTTTCAAATATTCCTTTTAGACTTTCATCATTTATTTCTATATTTAACGGATTAGAAGCCATTATCTAATATATACAAATAATATATTTTTTATATTTAACCTAAGTTAATGCAGATAAAAATACGAAAATTTTTTCAATGTTATTATTAGAATATATGGATACACTTTATTTCATAATCATTTTACTTTTGTTATTATTTATTTTTTATATATTTTTTCAAAATATTCTGCATAAAGTAGACCAAAAATTAAATAATTTAAATATTAATATTAATCCATCTAAAGTACAAGTGGAGCTTCCTGAACATTTTAAGAATTCTCAATATGATAAAGAAGAAATAAAAAAATTTATTATAGAATCACAAAAATTTAATAATAAAAATGGAAATAAAGAAACAATTGACCCAGTAATTGATAAAGATTTTAGTAGTGAATCTGATTTTTTATTAGAAGGATTTGATAAATCAATGAATCAAAATAAAGACTGGGAATCATCTCAAAAATCATCTCATATATGTTATATTAATCATGATCATAAAAAATGTAGTTTGGGACTAATGAATTATTCAGACCCATATGATTTAAATAAAATGGATTATAATATTTTTAAATTAAACTATCCGCCAAATATGACTATGCAAGATTATGTACATTGGTTATATTGTTATTTAGGCGAAGAATATAAACTTCCTTATAATCATTTAAAAAATCTTGAAAAATTAAAAAAAAATATACCTTTAGAAGAAAAAAAAGGAGTATGTCCACCACCTGGTTATCATTACGCACCTTTAAGTGCTGAAAAATACTTTGATGAAATGTATAATATTAATGATGAATTTAACATTGCTGGAAAATTGAATTCACCAACCGGTCCTCTCTTGGGTTATAATTCAGATGATTATAGTGAATTTAGTCAAAATTTAGATGTAAATGGAACTTCTTCTTATTTACGAAATTGCAATATTGAAAATAAGAAAACTGCTAAAGAATTAAGAGATTTTGTACAACCTAAAGATAGTAATAATATCGAAATGGATAAAAAATATGATAAATACTATGTAAAAAATGTAGAAATATAATTATAAATAAGGAATATATTGAGGGAAGTCACTTTCATAAATCGTAACTCGATAAGCATCTTTTCGTCCCTTAATAAATACTATATCATTTGTACCCAATTCATCATGTTTATCTTTTGTTACAACTGGTACCTTCGAACCATAATTTCCTAATAAACTATAATATTCCCATGTTCTTTCATTCGGATATTTCTTTCTTCCAAATAATGGTAACGTATCATTTTCATCACCATAAACTTTGTACATTATTCCCACCTGTTGAGGTTCTCCTAATGGTCCTCGTGTAGATACATAAACAGGAGCAATGTTATTATCACTAATATCAATTGGGGTAGATGGATTATAAATAGGAACCTGGGTACCCCCAAGACATGGCCCTCTACGACCTCCACACCCTATAACTTGACTTGGAAGTTGTAAATTAGGATACCAATTTTGATCATAAAAATTATCACTCTTATATGGATATCGTAATGGATTAAATACACGGTCCATTGCATTTAATTTTTGTGGGTTATTGTTCATTAATACGTTCAAACGATTATCTGAAACAACTGGAACATTTGTTCCATAAGGGGGGTTAATAACTTGATTATTATAATTTTCGATTTTTTCTTTAGATTGCGACATATTTTTTTCTATTTCATTAATTTTAGATTTAAGTAAATCTTGAGATTCTTTGTTTTCATTATTCATAATTGAATATTGATTTTGATAAAATAGATAAAAAAATCCACATACAATAATTAACATGATAAAAATAATAGGTAGAAGTCTATTGCTTGGGATACAAATATTTTTATTACTCATATTATAAATCAATATATTTTTATAATATTTTTTAAAAAAAATCAATATTTAATTATTTTTTACAACAAAAATGGCATGTGCTATTCATAAGTGGTGGGTCAATAATAATATTAGGTGTTTCTATGTAATTATAACCTGGATGAATAATCTTAATTAAACTTAAATATCCATCATCATCAATGGTTGCTTCTAATTGGGCGTCATTTCCTTTACCACCTATAACTTTAACACCAGGGGGTTTTGATGGATTAAAACCATGTCCTTTATCAACAATTACTATTTCATCAATGCCATTATTACGAATTTTAGCAATTGCTTTAGCAGGTTTTGTATTTTCAACATTTCCGCAACTTAACATCATATTTGATTCTAAACCATTTAACCCTATTTGACCTAAATCTTGATAACCAGAAGGACAAGTATCACTATAAAAATTACAGTTTCCAAATAAACTTTGAATATTTTGAGGTTGATATGCTTGTTTTTGAGTATTTTCTTTATTTGGGTTATCTGAAAAAGCAGTTACTTCCTTTTTCTGAAGTTTTGGGTCAGTAATAATTTCAGGAGAGAAATTTTGTTGTACTTTTTCTTTTAAATCATTTATTATATTTTTAGGAGGTTCTATTAAATTATTTGGTTTTTTTTCACTAATTTCTTTTTTAATAACAGGTTTTAAAGAATCAATTTCACTTTTAATTTCACCATTTACCTTTTTTAAATCATCAAGCGTAGAAATATCTTTACTCTTAAAGTCTTTCATTTTAGATGCACCTATTTGTAATGATTTTAATAAATCACTATTAGGAGCATCTTTTAATTCATCTCCCTGAAGATTACCAGTCATTCCATTCGTATTATCCATTCCAATTGGATTTACATTTTTATTTTGAGAATCATTTGGTACATTTAAGTTACCTAAATCATTAGGATTACCTGGACTACTTCCTAAAAACCAATCTGTTAAACCACCAAAAAACCCTTCAACTACTTGTGGTTCTTCGGGTTTCATATTATTCTTAATAAAGTCAACATTTAATTTAAGTTTATTTGATACTTCATCCATTGAAACCAATAAATTTTTTTTCATACATTCTTTATTATTATGACATTTTCTTGATATATATACTCTAAAAATAAGTATAATAAGTATAAGAGGAATAATTAACATAAGAATTCCATAAGTAAATTCTTTTAAATCCATTAATATATAATAATATAAAAATTAATATTTTTATAATTTTTTAAATTTAATTTATATAAAGAATAAGAGTTAATGATATATAGATAAATACTATTATTATGCTTAGTATTGAAGATAAATCTATAGATAAAGATTTATTAATTAGAAATATTCATAAATATGATTATCATCTCATGGAATTATGTGTAGATGTAGCAAAAAAAAGTAATATGAGGTCAAAACATGGTTGTGTTGTTGTTGATAACCGTGGTAAAATAATTTCATCAGCATGTAATAGAAGAACAAATTTAAAAGATGAGCACATTGATGAAGTACTTCTTCGTCAAAAAAAAGGGTTTTCTACACATGCTGAAGAGTCTGCTTTAAAAAATGTAGATAGAAATAGATTGAAAGGAGCAAAATTATATGTAGTACGATGGGGATATGCCAAGAATTGTCCTTTTCATTTTTTAAATTCAAAACCATGTGTGAAGTGTACAGCCATTATTAATGCATGTATTAATAATTACGGATTAAAAGGAGCTTACTATAGTACAGACATTGGGGATATTTTATCAGTTTAAATTTTCTTTTTCAATAGCTTGAATTAATTTTGACGAAGGTCCTCTTTTTTTTAATGTTCCTGTCATTATTTTTGAAAATAATAACTTATTTAGTATTGATTTATCTTGGTATTTTTTAAAATACAAATATTTTTTACCATATTTTTCTTGACTTAATAATTCTTTTTGGTTTTTAGTAAATTTGCTATTTAATACTTTATATAATTCTTTTGAAATACTTCCTAATGGATTATTAGTATTAATATATTGAATTAAAGTGTTTATGTCTTGATTATGATTATTAATTTTTTCTTTTAATTCTTCTTTTTTAGTTTCTAATTCTTTTTTATAATCTTCTAATTTTTTTTCAAGATCTTTTATAAATTTATTAAATTCTTCTTCATTTATTGATTCTTTTTTAGCTAAAGACATTCTTATTATTTTTTGAACTCGCTGTATTTGTTTAGGATCAGTATCTGTAATATTTATATTGTAATTTCTTAATACATCTTTTAAATATTTATTTGATATACTAAATGATGAATAAGGTTGTAATAGACTTGTTTTATGAGTTTGTATATATTTTTTAGATTCTTCTTCAAATTTTTTTTCTTTAGATAAAGAAGATATTCTAGTGGATTCTTCTATTGAATTTTTATTTTGTATTGCTTTGGCTTTATATGATCCAAATATTATATTATTTGAATTATAATATTTCATTTGAGGATATATTTTATCGTCCTCTAATTCTATTTTTTCAATTGTTATATTTCTTATACCATTTATTAAAGTTTCAATTTTAGATTTTACTGATTCATTTACAAGAATCGTTATATTTTCACATTCTTTAAATGCTTCTTTATGTATTATATTTAAATTTAAACTATTTCTGCAGTCAATAATACAATCTTTAAGACCTTTAAATGCTTCTTCATCAAAACTACTTAAATATACACAATGTGATAAATCAATAAATCTTAACTCTCCACAATCTTTAAATGTATTTGAGTTAATTTTAAAAATAAAACTTTTACTTAAATTAATTGCCTGTAAGTTAATAAATCCTTCAAAAGCATTTGGATGAATTCTTTCTAAAAAACGATTATCTTTAAGAAACAAAAAAAATGTATTTTTTATATAATTAATATATTTGTTTTTTTTATTTTTATTATTGAATTGATCTTTTACATTAAAAATATCTTTTTGTATTTCACTTTTATTATTTTTAAAAAAAACTGTATTTATATTATTTTGACTATTTTTATATATTATAAAGTCAGTATTATTTAAATATTGTAATTTTAGTTGAGACTCATTTGATATTATTATTTCTATATTATCTGGATTTAATAATGAAATTATTTTTTTTTTTTGCAAATTATCTTTAACTATTATTGTTAATTTTTTTTTGTATTTTTTATTTCTATAGGTTAATTTATTCTTAATTAATGATTTATAAATAGGATGAAATGAACTTGAACTCATGGAAACAATATCTGGAAAATTAGATAAATCAATTGTATTTAAATTATATGCATTTTGAATAGTTTCACTTAATTTATATTTATTTAATTTATTTAATTTATTTTCTAATAAATTTTTATTTAATGGATCATTTAATTTAATTATATCATTACAAAAATAATCTATTTTTTCTATTTTTTCTATTTTTTCATTTACATTATTTCTTATTTTCTCACATTTAAAATAATCAGACATATAATCATCAAAGTCTATATCTAATTTAGTTTGAAAAATAATTTCAGTAATTGGTTCTGGATATTTAGAACATAAATATCTATCTTTATCTACTGTATAAATTATATTATTTGTAAATTCTAAATAATTATGAATGGTATAATAATATTGTTGTTCTGTTTTAATAGCATAAAAACGAAAAAAATTACCATCTATTTTAATAGGTTTTAAAAAATGTTCTCTATTGTCTAAATCAAAATAAGAATATTTATCATTTTTACCTTTGAAACCTTTACCATCACTAAATATTGTAGATACATCTAATTTTAAATAATTACCAAAACATAAATATTGATATTTTTTATCATTATTATTTATTTTTTCAATTTTCTCTTCAAAAACATCTTTTAATAAATTTTCAAATGAAAAAACATTTGGATTAGTACATTCAATTGTATCTTTTATATCTTTTATATCTTTTAATTTAAATACATCACTGCCTATATTTTCTATTTTTTTTTTATTTTTAAAAAATGATATTAATGGTAGTTTTTCTACTTTAGCAACGCCAAAAAGAGATTCTTCTACTGATAATATATTATCATTTTTATTATCTTGTATTGTTTTTCTTATTTGTTTATATTTAAATTTTATATCAGTACCACCGCTTTGTATATATTTATAAGATGTACTACTTATTTTTTTTATTTTAGACTTTTTAATTATTTTCGTCATCTCTAATAATAATATATAAATTTTATTTATTTTTTAAATGCTTAATTGTATTTTTTTTCTTTAATATTATTTTATTTCCACCATTTATATTTATTTATTTAATTTACCAACCATCATTTGAGAAAATGTAAATACATCTAAATTTCCACTTTCATCTAAATATTTATTTTTTATATTATTAGTATTTTTTTTTATTTTATCATTTAATAATTTATATATTTCTCTATACATATTTCCTACAAGATTTTCAGCATTTATCATTTCAAGTATTTCATTTACTTGAAGAAATAATGATCGATTATTTTTATTATTTTTATTATTTGATGTAAATTTAGTTAATAGAATATTTCTTGTTTTATTATTAATAACGTTAGAAATTGGTGCATTTTCTAACTCTATAGATAAATTTGGTATTTTTGTTTTATCTTTTATAAATCTTAAATAATTATCTTTTATAGTATTATTTATATTTATTTTTTCTTTTGTTTTTATTTCTGTAATTAACGAACCTGTTCTAAATGTAATATCTTCATTATCTATATTATTTGAAATTAAGTCTATTAATTTTTTTTTTATGTCATCTTCTATACCTTTAATATTAGTTAAACTTATATCTCCGGAAATTGTAAGTGTTATAACATGCTTATTTGATGATGATTGTGATGATGGTGTTGGTGATGATGTTGCATTTGTTGATGTTGATGATGGTGTTGATGTTGATGATGGTGTTGATGTTGATGATGATGATTGTGCTTTTATTATTGCTTTTGTTGGTGCTGGTGCTGCTTCATTTGATTTTGCTTTTGTTGTTTCTCCTGGTGTTCCTGTCCCTGTCCCTGATGTTCCTGGTGTTCCTGGTGTTCCTGGTACTGCTCCAGAAGAGCTTATAGACGGTGTCCCAGAATACGCAGAACCTACTGGTTCTTGTGCTGGTGTTCCTGCTGCTGATGAAATTGTAAAAGATGAAGATTTTAATATTAATTTTTCTATATTTAATTTTTTAACTTTATCAATATATTGACTGTATTCATTACAATTTTCTAATAAACATCTAAAATCATTTATTGAAAATAACAGTTGGTTAAAAGCATTACCAAAGCAATTATTACCACCATTATTTTGAAGTCCTCTTATATTATAATTATTATTTTTATTACAAGTTCCATACATAAAAATAGAAGGAATTATAAAACTTTTACATATTGAATCTGGTATTAATTTAAATATTTCTTTCAAATTTTCTTTGTTATTATTAATCAATAATGGGTCATTTATATATTTTTTCAATTTAGATATATTATTACTTATATTTGTTGTTTTCTTTTCATAATAAAATATATAAGGTGTATCGTCATCATTATTATTGTAATTTGTTTCCATATCTTGTTCTTTGACATAATCATCACTAATATAATACCATTTATCATTATTTTTTACATAACATTTATAATGACCACTGTTTATAGTACCTCCAGCCCTACTAGTATGAAAAACAACTGATTTTAAAGAAAACACGGTCTTATTAATAGTTATATCTTCACTTATATTATTAATAATTATATTCTTAATTGGGTAAATTTGTCCACTATCTAAAGGTTTTTTGTCAAAAATATTAATATATAATATTAAATTATTGCCATTCGGAATATAAAAATTTTTTTCTGCATATTCTGTTTTATTCAATATATTAGAAATATTAGTTTTTTTCAAAATATTTTTAAAATATTCTACCAATACATCCTTATAATCATCAGGAAAATTACATTTTTGTTTATCATAAGCAGTAATATCTTGAATAAAAGTATTAATTCTATCTTTTTTAAAAAGGATTTCTTTTTTTTGAGTAAGATTATCTTGTAAAGGATCATGATACGGACGATTTATTAAATTAGAAACTGAAGTTGAGTCGATATAATATTCTAATCTTATCATTTCATTTAATTTTATTTCAAACTTAACACATAATAAAACTTTATCTTCATTAAAATTATATTTATAAATTTTTGTTTCTATTGTTGAATTATATAAAATATATCTAATTTGATTAATTATCAAGTTTTTATATTTATTAATATTAGTATTTGTTAAAAAATCATTATAAGTTTTTTTTTTTTCATTATTATCTGAATGTCTGTAATATTCTTGAAAAATATTAAAATTAATTTCATCAATAATAGAATTAGTAAAATCAATTTGTGATAAAAAATCATAATCAACATTATTTTTGTTAAATACATAATAATTATAAAATGAATTAGGTAGGTTTAATATATCTCTAATGTTCATATTAGAGAAAAGTTTATGACTGTCATTAGTCGTCTTTAAAGCATATATATATTTACCTTTATTTTTATTATTCTTTAAATTAATAAATGGTATATTAAATTCATCCTTTAAAATATCAATTATATAAGAACCATACTCTGCTGAATCCTCTTGATTATTAGTTATTGAACCTGAATAAGTTCTGAACTCATTATATTGACATATTTTTGAAATATTTAATATTTTTTTATTATTATACTCCTTATATTCTTTTAAAGCATTAATATAATTTTTAATTAATTCTCTACCACAAATATTATCTGATTTATTTCCTTCTGTCTCTGATGTTCCTGTATTTGTTTGGATTAGCACTTGTTCTGGTTTTTCTGACACTTGTCCTGTCTCTAGATTTAATGACTTTTTATTTAATAACTCCTTTATTTTATTATTTAATGAAACTTTACTATTGATTCTATTAAAATTTTGGATCATATTATTTTGTATATTATTATCATAAATTTTTATTATTGATTTAGCGGCTTTATTGTAATTTGGAGATTTACCATTTTCTGCAGTGGGGGGCCATATTTTTTTTAAAAAATCAGGTTTTAGTAATGGTTTAAATTGATGTATAAATGAAATATACAATGTATAATTCAAATTATATGCTTTACTATTTTCATTAATTATTAGTTCAAACAACTTACTAATACTTTTAGTATTTTTAATGTATAAAATTAATAAAAATATTTTTTTTTTGTCATCTTTCAAATTTAAAAAATAGTTTTCTATTCTACCACTTTTGTCAATTCCACTTTTGTCAATTCGACTTTTGTCATTTATAATTTTTTTTAAATCCTCTTGTGACAATAATTTTTTTATGTTACCCTTATAATTATTAAAATAATCAGGAAATAATTGTTGGTTTGGTTTTGATGTTGCTGCTCCTGTTGATGATTCATTACCGTAAAAATAGGTTATCTCTTGAAGTCTATTTAAATTAACATCTATTATATTACCTTTGGTATCTTTAAATATTAAATTTATATTGTTTTTACCATTACTAACTAATTCAATATTTTTATGCTCTTCTTGATTAATACGAATATTGTATCTCATATATGTATTTAATTTTATCATAAAATCAAAAATAGATACATTAATGCTTTTTTGATATATCAATCTTTGATATACTAATCCAGTATTCATTTTTACTAAATATTCACTTTCTTCATTTAATTCTTCAATATTATATATTATACCAGACTGTCCGGGCGAAATAAGCTTATTTTTTTCTAAAATGTTAGCTTTATTCATTATTTTTGAATGAGCAACTGCTTCTGCATAAATATAATAATATACAAAATAATCAGTATTATCTTTCAATATTTGAAAATTACATATTTCCGATATATTCATACCCTGTTTATTTATATCCCCAATACTTTTAATCTTATCATCTTTTATTTCTAATATCAAATATTTTTTTTGTAAAGCACTATTGAAAAATGCAATATAACACCAATCACCTTTTTTTAAATCACCTGGTGCTGTTCCTGATGTTGATGATGATGATGATGATGGTGCTGGTGCTGGGGTTGCTCCTGGTGCTGGTGCTGGGGTTGCTCCTGGTGCTGGTGCTGGTGCTTTTTCTGCTGCTGCTGCATTTAATTTTGATTTTGCTTTTTCTGCTGCTGCTTTTTTTTTTTCTTCTTCTTCTTCTTCTTCTGATTCTGCTTTTTCTGGTTCTGGTGCTGGTGATGGTGCTGGTGCTGGTGCTCCTGGTGCTGGTGCTGTTCCTGCTTCTATTTCATTTGATTTTCCTGATTTATTATTACTTATCCCAAAACTAGCAGAACCTCCTTCTTCTGGATTAACTTTCGTAAAAACACCCGATTCCAAGTTTTGCCACAAATCATAACCATTATGTTTATAATGAATCCAAGGTTTAATAGGGTCATATATTGGTTTTGGTGGATGCCACCTGATTTTATTATTTTGTGTGTTCCAATAATAAGGGTGACTATCCTCATTTAAAAGCGTTACCCAAGGATAAAAAGGTGCGTAAGGATTACCATTTGAATGCATAAAATTAGTGTCTGGGCCTAGTTTTGGTTCTACACCTCCAGTGATATTTATAGGCACACCTTTTTCTTCAGGAGAGATTGAAGACACATGACCTTCAACTCCTGGATTAACTTTCGTAAAATCACCCGAGTCATAGTTTTGCCACAAATCATTACCATTATGTTTATAATGAATCCAAGGTTCTCTAGGGTCATATATTGGTTTTGGTGGATGCCACCTGACTTCATTATTTTGTGTGTTCCAATAATAAGGGTGACCATCATCATTTAAAAGCGTTACCCAAGGATAAAAAGGTACGTAAGGTTTACCATTTGAATGCATAAAATTTTCGTCTGGGCCTAGTTTTGGTTCTACACCTCCATTGATATTTATAGGCTCGCCACCTCTTTGAAATTTCTTAGAAACATTTTTTTTATTTATTGTCTTTATTTTTTTTTTAATAATATGTTGAACCATTCTAAAATATATATAGATATTATTTTAAAAATTTTTTTTATCTTCTTTTATCATTAACACAATAAATTGTCTTTATGATAAATATAACAATTTTTGTTTAAATTTATCATCATTCATAAACTTTTTTATTACATCATGAAAATGTATTTCATATTTCATATAAACATTTGAAAATTTATTTTTTGAATTATTTATAATTTCTACTTTATTTGATTCTGATGATGTTCCTCCTTTTACATATTTTGAATATGAACATTTATACTTTTATGAATAGTCATAACTAATAATAAATAACATAAAAAAGAATTACATTTATTTTTTTTTGGGTATTTTTTTTTTTATAGGTTTCTTCTTAATTAACTTTTTTTTAGGTATTTTTTTTTTAGGTATTGTTTTTTTAGGTTTTCTTTTCATTACTTTTTTATTGTTCTTCTTACCACCCATTTTTGATGATATGGGTTTTAAATATCTCATCATTGCATTTATTTGTTTTTCGGATGGCCAATTAGATTTACCTAATTGTCCATTAATTAATCTTGAATATTCTAATTCGTTTAATATACCTTCGTCATTAAATAAATTAATTTTTTCTCCACCTATTGTTATAGTTGAAGTTTTAAAATTATTCAAAAAATTAATTAAATTATTATTAAATGTTTTTAATAATTCCATTTTATTAATTTTTTCTATTATATTATTTGCAATATCGTTATTAATTGGTTTATTAATATTTGGATACTCTACTTTATTTATTTTGGTTATTAAATCTTGTAATTCTTTTAATACATCCTTTAAGTTTTCGGGTATATTTGTTTGTGTGTTTCCTGCTGTTCCTGGTCCTTGTCTTGGTACTGTTGTTCCTGTCCCTGTTCCTGTCCCTGGTACTTGTGTTACTTGTGTTACTGGTGATATTTGTCTTGTTGTTACTGATCCTTGTCCTTGTCCTTTTAACTCATCAATTTTTTTTTGAAATGAATCTTCAGTCATAGATTCGTTTTCTTTAATATATTCGATCATCTTACCTTGTATATCGTCATTATATATACCAAATATATAACGAACTGCTTTATTTATATTTATACTATTATATAATGTAGGATTTCCCCCACTCATATTATTTTCATCGGATTTTTTTAACGGCCATATTTTTGAAAAGTATTCCTCATTTCTTTCTGTTTTTTTTATAAATGAATTAACTAATAATTCTTCCAAATTTATTGATTTGTTATTTTTTACTATTTTATTAAATAAATCATCAATAATATCTTCATCATGAATGTATAAAATTAATAAAAAATAATCTCGCGTTATAAAGTTAAGGTTATTATTAAAATATTCTTTTATTTTATCTTTTTTATTTTTATTATTAAATGTAAATAAATTATTTTTAATAAATGAATACTCTTGATATGTTGCCTTATATTCTGAAAATGACATTCTTTTTGAATTTTTCACTAATCCTGTTAATTCATTATCATTATTATCATTATTATCATTATTATTTTGTGGGTTTGGCACTTGTTCTGGTTCTTCTGACACTTGTTCATTATTCCCAAATTCTGATGTTGTTGTTATAGATTTGTTATCATTATTTTTAACTACACTTTTATTTTTTAACTCCTTTATTTTATTATTTAATGACTTTTTATTTTCTATATTATTAAAATTTTGGATCATATTATTTTGTATATTATTATCATAAATTTGTATTATTGATTTAGCAGCTTCAATTAAATTTATTTTACGCCCTTTAACAGAGGGCCATATTTTTATAAAAAAATCAGCTTTATTATTTTTTTTAACTTTATTTGTAAATGAATGATACAATAATAATTCCAAATGCGGCTTGGTCGGCTTGGTCACATCAATTGTTTTTAGTAAAAACAAGCGATCAAACAAACCACTAATAATTTTAGTATTTTTAATGTATAAAATTAATAAAAATATTTTTTTTTTTTCATCATTCAAAGATGAAAAATATTCTTCTATTATATGACTTTTTTCTTTTATATTTTTTTTAAAATCCTCTTCTGACAATAATTCTTTTATGTTATTCTTATAATGATCAAAATAATAAGTAAATGATTTTTTTTCTTCTACTTCTTTTACTACTTCTACTTCTTCTTCTTCTTCTTCTTCTTCTTCTTCTGTTCCTGATGTTGATGATGGTGTTTTTATTGATGCATCACCGTAAAAATAATTTATCCAACTAATATTTTCTACTTCAATATCTAATGTTTTTTTGGCTTGCTTAAAAATTATATTGTCATTTTTTATTTCAAAATGTATAAGAACGTTGTTTTTATTACTTGTACTTTGGTACAAATAATTCATATTGTTTTTTAAATTTATAATATAATGTATATCATCAATTGGTATTCCTCCACTTTTATTAAAAGTTAAATTAATTTTATCCGTTCCATTTTTAGTATGATTAACAAATTTCTCTATAATTTTAGATTCATGCCCATCATTTTTTTTATAATAAACATAATAATAATTATCTGTAACTAATTCTTCAAGATTATTAAAGATATAACCTTCATTATAGTATTCCATAATTTGTTCGTTTTTAATAACACTTTGTTCATTATTACCACTATCAGTATTAAAAAAATTTGCATAATAATTATTACTATCTTTCAATTCTTGAATATTGATTATATTATTGATAACAATAGGAAATATTTCAGCACGCATAGTTTTTGTTGTTGGAATTGATATTAAAATTGATTTTCCATCCATCCTAATAAAGTTTCCTATAACTTTATATTCACCATATGCACCATCCAATGCATATTCATAAAAACGAAAATAAAAAAGATCACCAGTATTCAAATCACTAATTCTACTAACAACACCACCTCTTTGAAATTTATTAGAAACATTTTTTTTATTTATTGTCTTTATTTTTTTTTTAATAATATGTTGAACCATTCTAAAATATATATAGATATTATTTTAAAAATTTTTATTTATATTTGATTTTTTAATTATACATTTTTATTCGTTAAAACCAATACCATGATAATATATTTTTGTGGTATTTTACTAAATTATATTTATATATTAATTTTATTCCTCTTCCACTATACTAACTTCCGTTTTTTGAATTTCATTTACTCTTTTTTTTTGGCCAATTCTTATCATATAATTTATCATGGATTCGTTTATGATATAAAACAGGTTCAATAATTCTCATACCTAAACATTTTTTTGAACTTGTCCATTTTGATAAATCAACAATAATATCATAAGGACATTCTTATGTATCTTTGCTATTTTTTGTTTATTCATACTCTTTTTATTTTTAGTTTTAGCCATATCTATTACTTATATATATATTTATAGTTTAAAATTCTCAAACATATTCATTAAATCTTTTCCTTGACTTAAAACAGGTGCCAATGTTTCCATGGTATTTTTTAATGTATCAATTGTATTTACCAATTCATATACTTCTTTTTGTGCTTGTTTTAAAGGATAATTTTTCTTTTCATCTTGAAATTCTTCTGTAGGTACATCCATTTTAGCCGTTTCTTTGGTATCACTATCTTTTAGTTCAATACCACCATCTAATTTTTTCATAAGTTCTTGAATACCCCCGGCTGCTTTTTGTATATTTGGGTCATTTTCATAATCAGTCATTTTTTGAGTAATTTGTTTAACAATATCACTATTACCAAATTGAGCTTTTAATTGTTCTTTTTTTGCTTCTAAATCATCTTTTTTTTCATTATCAAAATTTTCTATTGAATTATTATTTTTCATTTGCATGACCATCATTAAATTAAAAAGTAAAAACAAAATAACTGTTCCAATAATAGAAAATAACCAATTTTTAGTAAGAGCTAATAATAAACAAAATAAAATAATAATTAATAACACTCGTTCTAATTGAATTCCATAACTTTTACGGAATAACAATATAATAAGTGCTAATATAATGATAAAGAAAAGTGTATTTTTTGTTTTAGGTGTAAGGTCCAAGTTAAATTGTTGAACATTGAATGCTTTATTATTTTTAACCATCTCTAATAATAATAAAGAATATTTTTAAAAAGAATTAAATAAAATTAAACACGAATAAATTTAATAAGTAAATAAGCAAATAATGAGCAAATAAATGCTTTTACTAAAAATCCTGTAGTATTTATTTCATTAAATTGATCCCCTAAAAATGACATTTTTTTAATTAAAAATTTATCATTGGTTTGACTCATAAAAACCACAATCATCACAAAAATTAAGAGAGGTACTCTTATTTCATTAATTGTTCTTTTCCAAAAAGGCATTTCTTCGATTTCGTATTCATCGTATTCATCTTCTTCTTCATAAGCACTATCATCATCCATTTCAGGTTGATTCATACTTCGAATACGTGCTTGCTCAGCATTCGAATGTTCCTTAAATGCTGTATTGTCTGCCTGCATTTCATACATTTGATTATTTAAATCACGATTTTCGAATTGATTTTCCATAGCAGGAATATTTTTATCTTGAGGAGGTAAAGTTCCTTCATGGTTTTGCTCTAAACTGTTGTACTTATTTAAAATTTGATTTACTACCTGAGTGTCATCTTTTTGATTATTCAAAGCAGAAATAGGTGTGCTTTTTTCTTCCATATTTTAAAAATTAGATTGATAATTTTATTTTTTATTTAACGCATAGAATTAAATTTCAAGTGCATCTTTAACACATTGAGTACTTGTTGGCTTATAAGTAAAACATTTTTCATCAAATCCATAAATATTATTTTTTATTGAAGAAGGTTTAGGTGCTTTATAAATAATACAATTTTTTCCTAAACAAGCATATCTAAAAATAACAGCTAATCCAAAACCCCATAAAATTCCTAATAATATTTTACTTAATTTACTTTTAAATATATCCATATATAATGAATAGAAATAAAATAAAAAAATAATAAAATAAATTAATCATCATTATCAGTCACGTCTTTAATTTTTGATTTATCACTTGGACATTTTATTTCCTCTGCTTTAAATTTAAAACAATTTTCACTTTCATCTTTATACACTACTTTTCCAGCATTTTCAGGATTTGGATATTTGATAACTATTCTTCTTTGAGGGGCGATGACATAAAAAACAAGTAATCCTATTGATAAACTTAAAAAGAAAGCATTTGGGTCAATAAAATTTGTAAATTTTATCATTATATATATTTAATACATATTTTATTTATTAATTTTAATTCATTTTTTCTATCAAAGGTTTTTGAATCATAAAATAATTCGTTTTATATGTATATTCATCTTCATATGTATTTAACTCTTTAAGTGTATTATTATATTCTTTTTTAGAATTTAAATATTGAAAACATTTTTCTACCCATGAAAACCATTTTTCAGTTTGGTCACTTGGGACATTTAATTGTTTCGATAATTTATTGATAAATACTTGATCAGGAATTTTACTTCCTTGACTACTGAATGCTTTTATAATTTCATTTTTATTTAATTTAGTAATAGGTTCTTTGATATCATTAAATAAATTTTGTCGTTCATTATAATACTTTGCCATTTTTTGCGAATAATCAATTAATTGAATAATATATTCTTCTTTTTTTTTTTCATGTATTTCATCAAAATTATCAATTTGTTTTATTTTTTTTATATAAATACCATAATTTTTCTTAAGATCATCAAATTCTTTTTTATCTTCAGATGTTAAATTATCTGGTTTTTCAATAATAAGTGAAATTTTTTGAAGAATAATATTTTTTTGAAGTTCTAAATTTTTTAATAAATAAAATAACTGAACACTTTTTGAAGGTGTAATCATTATTTTTTTTGTTGGTATTTTTAAATCATATAATATTATTTTACCATCAATAAATTCTCTTCCATAAGTATCTTTTTTTGAAGGAATTTGATAATAATAACTTAAATATTTTTCATATTCTTTGTAATTGTCAGTATTTTTATTGAAATTATATAGATTTTCAATAGTATCAGAATCTTTTAAAAAGTCCATAATTCTATATTATAAAAAGAATTTAAATACATATTAATTATTTAAATAAATTTTTAATTTAATTTTTTATTGTTTATTCTTTCTTAATTTTAGGTTTTGTAGTTATTTTTTTAGTTTTAGTAGATTTAGTAATTTTCGTCATTGGTTTAACAGACTTTTTAGATTTAGTAATTTTCGTCATTGGTTTAACAGACTTTTTAGATTTAGTAGTTTTCGTCATTGGTTTAACAATTTTTTTAGATTTAGTAGTTTTCGTCATTGGTTTAACAATTTTTTTAGATTTAGTAGTTTTTTTTTTAGATTTAGTAGTTTTTTTTTTATTACCACCACTCATAATATTATTTTGAGCATCAATCATAGAATTCGTAAAAGCACCATTGACACCTTTTAATTCTGCACTTTTTGTAAGAGCATTATAAATAAGTTCATTGTTCATGTAGTTTTTTTCGTTATAAATACCAGAATCATTCATAAGTTTAAAAGGGGATGAACCACCTTTTTTAGAGCTATCTTTTTTAGAGCTATCTTTTTTAGAGCTATCTTTTTTAGAGCTATCTTTTTTAGAGCTATCTTTTTTAGAGCTAACTTTTTTAGAGCTAACTTTTTTAGAGCTAACTTTTTTAGAGCTATCTTTTTTAGAGCTATCTTTTTTAGAGCTAACTTTTTTAGAGCTATCTTTTTTAGAGCTACCTTTTTTACCACCTACCATTTGAATACCGAAAGGTTTTGGGTCATTAATTAAACCAGTGCTTACAATAAATTTATTATCAGGTGTAGTTCGACCAAAAATATATTCATTTGTACCAACATTTAAATCGACTGCGTAAGGTTTATTAGGTTGATTTTTATTACAATGCCAATCATATGATGTTTGTGTGTAAAGAGGAATATTACTCATTATATTATTAAACAAGATTTTTATAAAAATAAATTAAAAATTATTTATTTATTTTTACTACTTTTTTTTTATTCATTTTTTTATTATTATTTTTACTATTTTTTTTATTTAAATATATTTTTCTTTTTTTTTCAAAGTACAAAAAAATAAGAAGAAGTAATAAACCGAAAAAAAATCCAAAAAATAAAAAGTTAAAAAAAAACGTATTTTTAATAATTTTATGTTCTTTTATTAAATTATTTTTTTTTTTCATAATATTTAATAAAATATTATTAGAAACAAGATTAGGTTTCATTCTTAATATGATTAATATTATTATTAAAAAGATTAATCTAAAATAATTTAAGAATACAATAATCAATATATAAATAGATGAATGAATTACTCCTTAGTAATTTTAATAATAATGAGAATCTAAGTGAATTATTATTAAATTATCAAGAATATTTTAATTTTGTAAAAAATGGTAATAATTCAGTATCACTTTATTTAAATACTTCTAAACTAAAAGAGTATTTAATACAAGGAAAGGACATAAAATATAGAAAATTTATTTTTTTATTTTTAGAGAATATTTATCAGCACAAAAAGAATAAAAATTATCAGTTTTATATAAATGAGAAAGAAAATGGAAATATAATTAATAAAAATTTAACAAAACAAGATATTGGATATATACATAAATTAATAAATATCAAGAAACATTTTCAAAATAATTCAATTCAATTAAAAAACCGAAATATAATATATTTAAAAAATGATATTTATATTCATTTAAAAAATAAATGTTTTTTAAAAAAAGAATATATACATGATTTAAAAATAAAAATTAATCCTAAAGGATTTATTATTAATAATCATAATATTGTAAAAAATATTATTTACATGATTAATATTTTAAACAATAAATCTTATTCAAGAAAAAAAGAAAATCATGGTTTAAGGAAAACAAAATGTCATTTAATCATTATTCATAAAATGAAAATGCATATATGGGTAAAATTAATACAAGAGTTATTGCCTAATTCAAATATTATTCAATTAAATAGTAATGATAAATTACAAGAATATACAAATAATGATATCATGAATTGTGATTTTGTATTAATGAATTCAATTCTTTTTTTTAACCAATTTAAAATGAACGAATTAAAGTATAATTTAAGTTATCAAAATGAGAATATAAATGATCAGCATTTTAAAAAATGCATGAATAATTGTATTTATGAGGAACTCATGAATGAAAAATTTGAGGAAAATATATTCAAAAATATTTATTGTTTTTCATGGTTAAATTTAATAATTGATGATATTGAAAAACTTCAAAAACATGAATATAAATATACTAATTTTTTAAAGATTGAATATTATAATTATATATTGAGTGAGAAAAAAATAGAAAGTCAAGATTATAAAAATATTAGTCATTTAATCATAGATAAAAATATATTAGATGAACATTCATTTTCAAATTTTGAGTATTTAATTAAGAATGATTTATTAATTAAAAATAATAATGAAATAAATAAGGATAATGAAATTATAAATATTGTTGAGCATTCAGAACAAGAAGAATTAATTCAACAAATACAATTTAATAAATACAATGAAAAAGACATTTCTTTATTATTTTTACAATCAATCAATGATTTTTTTTATCAAAACAAAGAAAATAATTTAAAAACAGAAATTTTAAATGAACAATATAGTGATAATATAATACAACATAATCGTAAAAATGATTTTATTGATGAAATCATGAATAATTATAAAAATCAATATTTTTGTTGTATATGCATGGAGCGAATCGAAAAAAACAATATGTGTTTATTAGGTTGTTGTCATTATTTTTGTAAGAATTGTATAATTATGCATAAAGTGAACGAGCAGTTAAATTATCAAAGTAGTAAATGTCCAATGTGTCGATATGAATATACATGTATTTATAATTTATGTGATACAAATATAAAATTAAGTAAAAGCATGCAGTTATTAGAAGATATATTGAATAATGAAAATAAAAATAATCAAAAAATACTGATTATAAATGATTTTAATGAATGTTTAAGTTATATAGAAGATAAATGTAAAGATAAATTTGAGATGAATTATTATAAAAAAAACAATAAAAAAAAAATACAATTAATAAAAACAAATTATTTACTTAAACAATGTATTGAAGATGTAAATATATATATATATATTCAATTTAAGGATGATAAAGAAGAATTTAATAAAATAAAAAATATATGTGAATCATTTAGCAATGATATAAAAAAAACAAAGTTTTATTTAATTCAATATGATCCATTAAAAAAATGTTAATTTTTAATAAAGAAATTTAAATATAAATTTTTTTTATATTTATAATTTAGATGATTGTTTCATTTATTCATAATAAAAAAAAGAAACAAGTAAAAATAGATGAATTGGAATCTATTTTTAGTATAAAAAATAAAATAAATTATATATTTTTTAGTGAATCGAAAAAAATAGAAGATATAGAATTATTTTATAATAAAAACAAATTAAAAAATCATGATTATTGTGATAAACTTCAAATAAACGAAAATGAAAAAATAACAATTCATTTAAAAACAAAAGGAGGAGAAATTATGGGAAATATATTTTATTATTTGATTTGTATTATTATTATTTTTATACCCGTGATTATATTACCAAGTGCTTTTGATGCGTTGAGTTCAAATTTATTAGGTGAAATATTGGTAAAAACAAAGAATAATTTAAGTAAATATTTAGTATGTGTTCTTGGTTTAAAAACATTAAATAAAAGATTTTCTATTATAATTGATTTGATAAGATTAGTATTATTTATTATTTTTACATATGTAATTATAACAGTACCTATTTGTGTAGCTACTTTTATGGCAAAAGGCAAAACATTCAGTAGTAATCCAAAATCATTATGTAGTCCATTATATGTAGGTACATTAACGGGTTTAATATTTACAGTACTCTATTTTTTATTTTATTTTATGTTTCGTTTTTCAGAAAAACTATTATTACCATTTATTGAATATTCAAAGAAAAATATGCTTACTAATGTATTGGTGCGTCCAATTATAACATTATTATATAACATTTTTAATAAAATAAAATATGTTATTGTATATTTGATACCAATTATTGGGTTAGGAGTAAAATCTTATCATCAAATGATTGACTCTACAATTCCTCCTATTTTTGATATTTTAGATGTAGTATCAAGTATAGGTTGTAAAAAAAGTTTTAATATAAAAAAAATTATGAAGGAATTAAACAAGAAGTTTACTAAAAATAAATTAAATAATAATTCAGGCAATGAACCACAAAATAATAATAGTGAAAATAAACAAAAAGAAGTAGTAGTCCCAATTAATGAAAAACTACTTACTATAAATTTTAATGATGGTATTATAGATACATTTGGAATAGATCAACAACTTGAAAATATGAGAAAAGATCTACCTAATAATATTGATCCTCTTTGTAAAGAACAAGATTCGTCATGTTGTAATGTTAATATGTTAAAAGATATAGCTAATATGATTTATGAAAAAATCGAAGATACAAAAATACAACCATTTTTACAAAAAAATGGTTCTTATTATGGTGTTGTTTTAGCAGTACAGGCTTTATATGAAAAGATAATGAGTTATGAAACAATAAATATAGATGTTACTGGTTTGAATAAGATTCAAAAAAAATTAAAATTAAAATCAATAGTAGTCAATGATGCTAATGTTATTAAACAAAAAATATTAGATGAAATTAATAAAGTAATAGATAATCCAGAATCTAATGAAACTAATATTGATTCCGTTTTTACAGAAATATATGATTATTTACATGAAGATAATTTAAAAAATGGTAATGAAAAAAATACTATATTAAAAAGAATTGCGGAATTAGAAACAAAATGTATGAAACAAGCTGAAAATGAAGGTTCTGATTATCAAAAAGGAAATAGTAAAACAAAAGATTTTATAAAAAATATTGTTTTAAATTCAATATGTAATATTTTTGAGTCTGCAAATGCTACATCTTCATTAATACAAGAATTAGGTGGAGTAAATAATTTATTAGATATATTAAAATGCGCTTCTGCTTCAGGTAGTTTAATAATATTTTTTTATTTTATTACTGTGATTATATTGATTATTTGTGGATTTTTAGGTATTTATTAAATAATTTTTATAGCATGTATTATTAGATATTATGAGTACTGAAAATCAGGGTTCTGGAGATATAGATTATTCATTTAATAAAAAAGAATATTATAAAATTATTAATTCAAATATATCTACTTTTAAAAGTTATTATATAGTTATTGCTTTAATTTGTTTTTGGTTTTTAACTGGATTAAGTGTTAAGAGATATAAAACATTTGATGATGAGGGCAAGCTACAAATATCACCTTACAATAAAACAATATTTGAAAAATTATGTCTTAATTCGCCATTTAATATTATATCTATGAATGATGATTTAAAAACACCTTTATTTGAGGCTTCTGATTATTTTATTGGTTTTTCTCAAAAATCTTATTTAGTATTAATTTGTTCTTATGTTTTTGCTTTTATGATTCTATGCGAATATTTGGTTAAAAATTTAATGGCATCTATTATTGTTAATTATGTTCAAGAAAATAAACATAACAATCCTTATAATAATCCAAACTGTATTACAAAAATAGATGAATCATCCAGTTATTATATAAATAAAAACTATTCTATGATAACTTCATTAAGTTTATATTTTTTAGTACCTTATTTAATTCCTATAATATTAGATTTTATGAATTTAGATAAATATGATGTTAAAAAATCACCACTATTAAAATATATAATATTTTTAGGCATTTTATCACCAGTAATATTAGTTATAATAACACGTATTGTATCTTTATTTAGTGTAGATATTTTTGATACAATTAATAAATTTATAGATAAAAAAGACTATAGTTATATTAATTTTATGAAAGAAATGTTTAATTTAAAATTCATCATACTTTTTTCATTTATATTTATAATACTTTGTTTTTTGATGTTTCATTGGATTTATGGTTCTTTCAATGTACTCGTTTCATCAAAATGGAAGAATTGGTGGTATGCATTTATTATAATATTTATATTTTTTATTATTCCAGAAATATTAGCAAGCAATGCTTTATCATCTCTTTATAATGTTTTTAAAAAAGTAGATATGGAAGATGACTTAGAACAAATCGAAAAAGAAGGTGTTTTTTCATTATATCAATTAATTGTTAAATATAATTATCCATGTTTTAAAAAATAATATACTTAAAAATTAGTTATTAAAAATTAATTATAAGTATGTGTGGTATCTTTTCGTTTTTTGGTACCCAATATAATGAAAAAGAACTTTTAGGTTATTTCAATAAAATTCAACATAGAGGACCAGATAATTCTCAATTTCTTAAGATTAATGAATCAATATATTTTGGTTTTCATCGTTTATGTATTAATGGTTTAGATGAAAGCAGTAATCAACCTTTTACAATAAATAATAAAATATTAATTTGTAATGGAGAAATATTTAATTTCGAGGATTTAAAGAAAAAATATAATTTAGAAGAAAAATATAAATCAAATAGTGATTGTGAAGTTATTATTCATTTATATGAGGAGTTTGGTATAGAAAAAACATGTGAATTATTAGATGGTGAGTTTTCTTTTATTTTATTTGATAAAAATGTAAATAAGGTATTTATTGGAAGAGACCAACTTGGAATTCGTCCATTATTCATTGGAAAACATGAAAAAGAATTTATTTTATGTAGTGAAATGAAAGGTATTCCTGATATTTTTGAAACAAACCAATTTAAACCCGGGCATTATGCTATTTTAGATTTAGAAAATGGAAATTTTCATGAAGGAGAATATTTTAATTTCGAAGGTAAAAAAATAGAATTTGAAGATGAAGAAGACCATATTGAAAATATTCGTGTATTTTTGAGAGATGCTGTTCAAAAACGACTTATGAGTGATCGAAATATTGGGTGTCTATTATCTGGTGGTTTAGATTCAACTATTATTACAGGTCTTGTTGCCAGTAATTTTGAACCATATAGTATTAATACATATTCAATTGGTATGAAAGGTTCAGTAGATTTAAAATATTCTAAAATTGCAGCTAAATATTTTAAAACAAATCATACGATTGTCGAATTTTCAAATGAAGATTTTATTCATGCGATTGAAAAAACAATTATCCAGATTGAAAGTTATGATGTAACAACAGTAAGAGCATCTATTGGTAATTATTTGATAGCATGTTATATCCGAGATAATAGTGAAGATAGAGTTATTTTTTGCGGTGATGTATCAGATGAAATTTTTGGAAGTTATCGTGGGTTTTATTATTCTCCCAGTGATGAAGAATTTGAAAAAGAAAATATACATATGCTTAAGAATATTCAATATTTTGATGTATTAAGAAGTGATAGGTCTATAAGTGGTGCTGGTTTAGAGGCTCGTGTACCTTTTGGTGATAAGGATTTAATACAATATGTAATGAGTATTCAACCAAGATTCAAAAGATTTGATGATAAAAAGATGGAAAAATATTTATTACGAAAAGCATTTGAAGATTTAATGCCACAAGAACTTACGTGGCGAGTAAAAACCGCATTTTCAGATGGTATTGGTTCTGAAGAAAACCCATGGCATATTGTACTAAAAAAATATGTCGAAGATAAATATACAGATGATGAATTTTTAGAAAAAACGAAAAAATACTTGATAAATCCTCCTTATGATAGAGAATCATTATATTATCGTGAAATATTTGAAAATTATTATCCAAACAAAGACAATGTAATACCATATTTTTGGAAACAGCCTTTTATGGATTGTGAAGATCCATCTGCGTGGTGTGCTGAGAGTAATAAAAAAGATTATCAACAAATAATTGAGGAAATAAATCAAAATTAAATAAATTATATTTTTTTAATACTTTATATATATGTTATATTCAACTTATATAAAAAGAAGAGCTGTTCGTTTTGACAAACATATAGAATATTTAGAAAATAAAGTAAATGCAAATCAAGAAGTTAAGAAATTAGGTGTTCAAGTACCTATTTTATATTATGTTTTAGATAAGGTAGATGAACTTAAAAATATAGAAATACCAGAAAATTGTGTTATAAAATTTAATAATTTGGCTTGTTCAAATGGTATTGTGATTCGAAAAAATAAAAATTTTATAAAATATGAAAACGTTAAGGAAGTTATTGATTATTTAAAAAAATTTGAAAATCAAAAACCAGTGGGTCAAAAAAGTATTCATAAAATAAAACAAAAAATAATGGTTGAAGAATTATTAGAACCATGTACAAAAATATTATATGATATAAAATGTTTTTGTTTTTATGGCGAAGTTAAATATATTCATGTTATTCATCCTCAAAATAGAACTGAATGCTATATGTATAATCCAAAAGGATTTTTGGAATATATTTATAAAAAAGATGAATATGCTAAAAATAATTATTTAGAAAAACCAAAATACTTCTTTGATATTATAAAAAAAGCTAATAAAGTAGCAACTCATCTTACGAAAGATTATGCATTGCGAATTGATTTTTATTCTACAAACAAAGGTGCGATGTTTGGCGAATTTACATTTAACCCAAGTGCAGGTAATGGATTAACTGAATATGGGGATAAAACAATGGGTTCATTCTTAAAAAAATAAATAATTTATTCTTCTTCTTCTTTTTCATTTATATCTTTTACATAATCATCATTATAATCATCATAATAATAATTATCATAAAAATAGGCTAGCGGTAAAGTAGATGCGCCCCAATAATAAGGACTATTGTCATAATAATTATTTATAACATTTCTTCTTCTTGGATGATTAGGTCTATTATGATGTCCTCTTCCTCTCCCATGATGACCTCTTCCTTGACCTCTTCCTTGACCCATATTTTGCGGACTATTTGAAGGAAGTCTTGAAGAACCGGCACCTGGGGGTGTAATTCTTCCTTCCATTCTTTGTCCAATTGGTCTAGAACCACCAGTTTGAATTGAGTTTGTATTACTATTTATTCCACCTCTTCCAGCACCTCCACCTATTCCTCTTCCTCCACCTCCCATAGCACCACCACCGCCACCTCTCATTCCTCCACCTATTCCTCTTCCTCCACCTCCCATAGCACCGCCACCGCCACCTCTCATTCCTCCACCTCCCATAGCACCGCCACCGCCACCTCTCATTCCTCCACCTCCCATTCCACCGCCACCACCACCTCTAAAATTATCGATAATAGTATAATTATCATAATTATTTTCATTTACTGTATCACCCACGTATGAGTTAAATACATAAGAACTTATTCTATCATTATAAGGATTTTCCAAAGGTTCATTATTCATATATAATTGAATATGATTTTATTTCTGTAGAATTAAATAAATATATTATAAATAAATATATGCCTCCAAAAAAAAAATCTTCAACAAAACGTAAAAAAGATCTTGATAATTTCAAAATAAATAAAAATTACGATTTATTAAAAGTAAATAATAATTATCTTAATGTCATTGGCTTTTCAATATTTTTACTATTGGTTGTCATTGCTATTATGGTTTATATTATATATTATTTAAATCGTCTAAAATATTGTCCATGTTTCCAAGTAGAAAATACTAATAATAGAACAAATTTAGATTATTTAATAATTATAGAAGCAGTTGGAATTGCTTTAAATGTAGTAATGCTTATTCAATTATTTAGTTTATATTTTGCTGTTTCAACAATGAGAGGAGGTGGTAAAGAAATTAAATTTTATATGTTATTCATTTTATTTTTATATATAATTGTTTATGGTTATTTTGTTTATTTTGTTTATAAACTTTCACAAAATATAAAATATGATTGTTTATGTGCTCAAAGTCCAATACGATTTTTATTATATGCACAATCAATACTTATTTTAATTTATTTATTATTTATCATTTTTGGATTAATAAATCTGTAAGTATAATATATGAGTAATCAAAGAGTAAGTAAAACTCAATTTTTATATACTGGAAACTATAACATTCGATGTTTAACTGAAAAAATTTCAAATAACTTTGAAATAAAAAATAATAAAATATTTTTTGATAGCTTTACAAATACACCTGAACAACCTATTGATTATTTAGCAATTTTTAAACAAAATTTTAGATTTATTTCTAAAAATGATAATTTATTATTTGGTTTAACTTCAAATAATCCTATACAAATAAATAGTATTAATTATGTAAAAACAATTACTATTAATAATAAAAATGTTGACCTATATAGAAAATCAGCAGAATTTATATGTAAAAATGTAGTCCCTTTATCATTTTTCTATGTTGTTGATGAAAATAATAAAATTTATAAACTTCCTATTATTTTTAATGAATTATGTGAAAGACAAAATTGTGAACCAGTTACTTATCAATCTTATGGTAAATTTAATTTTGGTAAAGAAAATACTTTTTATTATTTTAGTGAATTGGCCAATCGTATTAATTGTATGAAAAGTTCTGTTTATCGAAATCGTCTTTTAAATCATCAACAAAATTTATATACAATGATGAGACGATTTCCTGAAAAATTTCCTATTATTTCATCTGTCAAACAAATAAATTTAACATTAGCTCAACAACGACAATATTCAAATATGTGGTATAGACAATTTGGTACATCTCAAGCACTCCCTGTAAATGATAACTTTGGTGGATTTTATTTAGTTGGTAGTGATGTTCCTTATACAAATTAATTTTTTATTTTTTATTTTTTATTTTTTTATTTTTTGTTATTAAAAATCATGAATTATTATTTAATCATAATTATATTTTTTATATTCATTGGTATTTTTATTTATTATTTATTTTTATTAGAAAATTATTTATTTATACACTCTTCTTTTCTAACTCAAACTGATTTTCAATTATTAAAAAAATCTTTAAAAAATATAAATTATTTTGAAGAAAATGATGAAAAAAAATATAATTTACTTGATTTTGAAAAATATAAAAACATTTATGATATTATTTATAAACATCCTTTTTTAAAAAAATACATGAAAGAACATTTTCAAAAAGAGTTAACTTATCCTTCAAAACCCATTGAATATCGTATTTATAAAAATAGTTCTCAATATATGGGTTGGCACCAAGATATTCAATATTTAGATCATCCTTATTTAGAATGTATATTTATCTTAAATAATTCATCAAAATGTAAATTTCATTATATAAAAAATATGTCACTTCATTCTTATCTTCAAAATGAAAATGATATTATTTTATTAAAACCTGGAGATTTAATTCATAATATTGACGCAATTCAAGATAATTCAAAAGAAATACTAAAATGTGTTATTGATTTACACCTTTGAATATTTACACCATTGAAGATTTAAAATGAGACAAATAAATATACTTAAAGATATACTAATATAATATATTAGTAATGAATAGTTATAAGTTCTATATTGATTTACTCCCTTAATATAGGTATTTCGTTATAAAAACATTTATGCTTATATAATTTAAAAGGATTAAAAACTAATCAGTTATAGTTGTCGCTATAACATACCCTTAATTTACATATTCATGTAATGGATAAACCTTCAATATTTATTTTTTGACATTTTGTCTCATTTTAAATCTTCAAGGGTGTAAACTCGCGCAAAACATACTAAAAAACAAATAAGTTATTTTTCTATTTCTATTTATAAATATATATAAATAGAAAAAACGTCTCCTATTGGGATCGAACCAATGACCTCTCGATTAACAGTCGAACGCTCTAACCAACTGAGCTAAGGAGACAAAAAATAATTGTAGCAACTACCTGCTACACTTATATATATAATTATTTCTTTAAGTACTTTTTTTCATATTATTTTTAAATATAATAATATGAAAAACAAAATAAACCATTAAAAATAAAAATGAATTTATAACATCAAATCTGTATAAGAAGAATCAATATATTTTTCATTTGTTTTATACATTAAATTACCATAAATTTGTGTTCTTTGAAATTTCAAATGGTCATAATCTAATAGAATTGCGTGTAAAGAAGCTGGTTCAGATTGAGGTTTAAAAATAAGAAATGAATTATTTTCATTTGTTGTTTTTTTTGAATTACACCATTCCCAAGGTACCCAACATCTTTCTGTATCAGGATGGTCCAACCAATATTTTTCGATTTTCTTATATTTATTTTTAAATTCTAATAAATGCGTATGACAATTCATCTTTTCAATTTCAGGATTACAGTTAATATTAAGCAAATAGGTCAATGCTTTTGAACGTTTATCTGGGTGCGGACTTATTTCATACCCTGTTAAATTTTTTTGAATAGCAGAAATAATAGAGGTAACATCATTGATTTTAAATTTTGTTTTAAGTGCTTCATGAAATTCATTTCCATTCATAAATTTAATCAGTTCTTTTATATTTGAATTTTTATAATCATGTAAACGAAATGTAATTCCTACATTTTCAATTGGATTTTTTTTTAAATAATTTGTTATTTTTTCACCTTTTAAATATTTTTTATAATTTTTCCAACTTGTTGTGCAACCAGGAAAATGAAGAATATCCCATTTTTTATCGATAAGTGTATTATAAAGGTCATCTTGATTTTTTTTTTTTTCAAAATGTATTTGCTTTTCATTTAAAATCATATTTAAATGTTCTTGATTTAAGAAATTTTTTATTTCAATATGTTCAAATGGTTTTTCAATAAAAGGTGCTTCTTTTATTTTATCAATTAAATAATAAAATTCATTATTCATAATACTTATAATACTTATATTTATAAAAAAAACCTAAAAATTAATATTTATATTTTTGAATTAACCAATCCAATAATAATTCATGATTAAACCAATCTTTTAATATTAACTCTTTATAATATTTACAAAATTTAACATGAATGTAAATTTCCAATACATTTTTACCTAAAATTTGTTTATCATAAAAATCATTATATTCTAAATTATATATTTGTTTAACATTTTTATCAATAATTAATCTTGAATTAATATAAGATTTAATATTTTTTAGTTGTTTATTAAATTCAATATTATTACTAAAATCTTCATTTTGAATTGGATTTATATATTTTGTAAGTAATAAATCCAATTTATAAGTTTTTTGAAATTGGATTTATTACTTGATTGAATTTTTGTTAATTCAATCATATATTTTTCATTAAAAAAGTAAGTTTTTCTTAAAATTTAATGAAAGACAAGAATTTATTTTTTTCGCAAACTATCTTTTTTCTCATTTTCTTTTTCAAAACAAATACGTTCTTGTGGAGGATACATCATTGCTTTTTCTATTGAACGAATACCCTTCACTAATTTAATGAAACCATCTGGTTCAATACTACTTGATTGATCACTTCCCCAACTATTGCGGTCCATTGTAATATGTCTTTCTACCCAAGAAGCTCCCAATGCTACTGATGCATAAGTCGTCACTAAACCAAATTCATGTCCACTATACCCAATAGATGATTTATTACCAAATTTTTCTTGTAAATATTTAATATAATTTAAATTTAAATCTTCACTTGGACAAGGATAAGTAGAATTAGTATGCATAATAACATCAGGACTACATGCTTCAATACAAACATCAATTTCTTCTTGGGTACTCATTCCTGTACTAATAATTAAAAAATCAAATGATTCTCGTGCTGCTTTACATAATTCTAAATCATTTATTAACGCACTTGGTATTTTAGTAATTTTTGTATATTTTGACATGAGTTTAACACTATCTAAGTCCCATACACTTGCAAAGAATTTTATTTGTATACTTTCTGAATATTCCACTAATTCTTTGATTTGTTTTTCGTCAAATTCAAGTTTGTGTTTATATTCTAAGTAAGTCATATTTCCCCAGGGGGTAGATTTAGGTTTATTTTTTTGATGTTCTGGAACACAAAGGTCTGGATTGCGTTTTTGAATTTTAACATAATCCGCACCTGCTACTTTTGAAAGCATCATCATTT